AACAGAAGGCCGGAGACGTGCTTCATGGATCCATCAAGGAAGTCAGCCTCGTTCTCGCCGGTGCCAATATGGGTGCTCAGATTACCTATCCGGTAGTTGTTCATGGTGAAGACGCCGAGACGCTGATGGATGAAGCATATATCTATGTCGGGGAAGAGTATGGTCTGGAGCTTGCTCATGCCGATTCCGATGAAAAGAAGGAAGAAGCGAACGATGATATGACCGTGCAGGACGTTCTCGACACAATGAATGAAACACAGCTTAAGGTTCTCTCTTACCTTGTCGCTCAGGCGGCTGTTGGTAGTGAAGACGAAGCTGAAGATACCGATGAGGCAAAAGAAGAGAAAGAACTGGAACATGCCGATTCGGACGACGAAGAGGAGGAAGACTCTGATATGGCTAAAGAAGAGAAAACTGTCCAGGACGTTCTGGACACCATGGATGAAGACCAGCTGAAAGTTGTTCAGTACCTCGTGGGCAAAGCCGCAGAGGAAGGTCTCGCCGATGACGATGATGCCGACGAAGAAGTCGACGAAGATGAAGAAGATATCGAACATTCTGAAGGAGGAAACCCCATGAACTTTAATGCTTTTGAAGGCGCGACTGCTCAGCAGGGCGCATATCTTTCCCACAGCGACGAGATGGATATCATCAATGCTGCAAAGAAGTACGGCAGCCTGAAAGACGCCATTGCTGCTTTTGCCGACGAGCACGAGCTGTCTCACGACGCCCTCGCTCCTGTCAGCGGCTTTACCTCTTATCCGAACGGCGCCACTCCTGCCGGTGTTGACGCTCTCTTCCCGGATTGGCACGAAGTTCGTCCTGGTGCTCCCGAGATTGTTACCGAGGATCAGGCTTGGGTTAAGGCGGTCCTGAACAAGGTCCACCGTAGCCCTTTCAGCCGTATCCGCACTTCTCAGGTTGACCTGCGCGATATTGAGACCATCCGCGCCAAGGGTTACAAGAAGGGCACCGAGAAGGTCCTTGCCGCGAACTACAACATTGCAAGACGTACCACTGCTCCGACCACGGTGTATGTAAAGAGCGCTCTGAACCGCGACGACATTGTTGACATTGTTGACTTCGACTATGTCGACTATCAGTATAAGATCGACCGCATGCAGCTCGAGAAGGAGCTTGCCCGCGCAATTCTGATTGGCGATGGCCGTGATGCTGCTGCCAATGACAAGATCAACGAAGAGAACATTCGCCCGATCTGGACCGACAATAACATCTTCACGATCCACAAGACTCTTGACGCCACTGCCGCGTCCAATGATCCGGGCTTTGGCACGAATTATCTGTATGCTCAGGCAATGGAAGAGGCTCTTCTGGATGCCAAGATCGACTATCGTGGATCCGGCGCGATGGATATGTTCTGCACTCAGGCGTTCTTCAACAAGCTTCTGCTTGCAAAGGATCTGAACGGACGTCGTATCTACAACAACAAGAACGAGCTCATGACCACCCTCGAGGTTAACAACATCTACAACGTTCCCGAGTTTGCGAACAAGACCCGTACCGTCGGCGAAGGTGCCTCCGCAAAGACCTATAAGCTGCTTGCTATCATCGTAAACCTGGCCGACTACAACATCGGCGCAACCAAGGGCGGCGAGATCACTCACTTCAATCAGTTCGACATCGATTTCAACCAGGAGAAGAGCCTGCTTGAGACCCGTATCTCCGGTGCCAACACCCGCATTTACTCCGCGATTGTTATCGAGGAAGAAGTAGTCACCAGCAGCGCCGGCGGCAACGGCCAGAGCTGATCGTTAGATCCAAACACATTCGGCATGTCCTGAGCGGAGTTGAGCCGTAATAGAGCCACCGCTTGGGACCCGCCGGGTTTTATAAAAATCAAAATGGAAGGGAAGTGACCTCATGGCGAGGTTTTACGGAAAAATTGGCTTTGCCACACAGGAAGAGGTCAGGCCGAGTGTATACCGTCCGACGATTGTAGAACGGATGTACACGGGCGATCTTGTAAAAAACTACGGCAAACTGAAATCGGCTGAGAAGTCAGTTGACGATTTCGGCATCAACAACGACATCAGTATTGTCGCTGACGCCTATGCGCTGAATCACTTTTCTTCCATTAAATATGTCGGGTTTATGGGCGTTCTGTGGGAAGTGCAGAGCGTTACCGTTGAACACCCGCGTCTCAGAATCACGTTTGGAGGTGTCTACAATGGACCGACGCCTGAAACTTGATGCCGAACTGAGAGAGCTTTTGGATGAAGTTCTCGGCTATGTAAACATTTACTATCAGCCGACAGAAGAGATCCGAATGAAGTATGACGCGATCGTCTACAAACAGACCGGAATGGCTGTCCGGCGAGCGAATAATTACGCATACAACATTCGAGACGAGTATCAGGTAACTGTCATCAGCAGAGATCCTGACTCAGAGCTTCCAAAAAAGCTGCAGGAGAGATTTATGATGTGCACTCCAGGAAGGAAGTTTATGTCGGACAATCTCTATCACTTCCCGTTTACGATTTACTATTGATTAGGAGGAATACCCAATGTCTAAACTTGTATGGGACCAGGTCGGTGAACGGACCTACGAAACCGGTACGAAGCAGGGCGTTCTTTATCTTCAGGAAGCTAACGGAACTTATCCGCTTGGTGTTGCCTGGAACGGCCTTACTTCTGTTTCCGAATCTCCCGACGGCGGCGATGCAAACGACATCTATGCCGACGACATTAAATACCTCGTTCTGCGTGGCGTTGAGAACTTCGGCGGCACCATCGAGGCATATACCTATCCTGATGAATTTGCCGAGTGCGATGGTTCTGCACAAGTCACGTCCGGCGTTGTGATTGGTCAGCAGCCGCGCAAGACCTTCGGCTTCAGCTATGTTTCCACCATTGGTAATGACACCGAGATGGATTCTCATGGCTATAAGATCCATCTGATCTATGGCGCTTCCGCATCTCCGTCTGAGAAGACCTATGAGACCATCAACGACAGTCCGGAACCCATTACCTTCAGCTGGGAGTTCACCACGGTCCCCGTGAATGTGAGCGGCCACAAGCCGACCGCTGTTGTCACCATTGACTCCACGAAGTTCCCGCCCCAGCAGGATGGCAAAAAGAATAAAAAGCTTGCAGATTTTGAAGATATTCTGTACGGAACCGATGGAACCGGTGGAACCGGTGCAACTGAGCCGCGTCTTCCGCTTCCTGATGAAGTGATTAGTCTTCTGACCTGATTTGATTTACAGAGGGGCCGTTTGGTTTTGTGAGGGCTGACGGTCCCTCTTTTATTTTTGAAAGGAGAATCGCAAAACAATGCTGAAAAAGGAATTTCACTATACCGATTATAACGGTGATGAACAGAAGCTGGAAGCATATTTTCAGCTGATGAAAAACGATGCCATCGACATGAACTATGAGTTTCAGGAAGAGGGCGGATTGATTGAGTATGTAAAGAAACTCGTGAAAGAATCCAAGGAACATCCGGATGATCCTCCAAAACAGGACTTCATTCGTTTCGTACGCCTGCTCGTTTCGAAAGCATATGGCGTTCGTCCGAAGAAGGATCCGAGTCTGTTCCTGAAGGAAGACGAGTATGGAAAGCCGCTAGTTCAGAGATTCAAGGGTACGCCGGCTTATGATGATTTCGTATTTGATCTGCTGACCGGTAAGGAAGATCTTGCCGAGTTTACAAACGGTATTATGCCGAAGATCGACGAAGCACAGAAAGCCGAAGCCGAGAAACTTCTGGAGCAGGAGGGGCTTGGTTCCGTCTTACACGAGGTCTGATGACGTGTGCCGCTGAAGATTACGATACCGGATTCTGAATTATTTGATCAGAAGTCGGGGCGCTTTGTTACGGTGAAAGGGCGCACGTTACGATTTGAGCATTCGCTGATCAGCATTTCAAAATGGGAGTCGAAATGGCATAAATCCTATTTTTTGAAAGAGCCGAAAAGCGAAGAAGAAAGCGTTGATTACATTCGGTGTATGTGCCTGACCGACGATGTTACGCCCGCTGTCATCCGGGCCCTGGATCGAAAGTCGTTAAAGCTGATTGCCGATTACATTGCGGACCCCATGACGGGTACAAAACTTCGCAAGTTAAATGAAAAGCCGTCGAAGGAATTAATTACAAGCGAACTGGTCTATTTCTGGATGACGAACTTTAATATACCGTTTGAGCCGTGCGAAAAATGGCATTTCAATCGGTTGATGACATTGATTGAGATCGCCTCCCGCAAGAATACGCCGCCCAAGAAAATGGGCCGACGGGAAGCTGCTCAGCAGAGAGCCGCTTTGAATGCGCAGAGGCGAGCAAAGTATAACACAAGAGGATAATGAGGGATTCACAATGATCCAGTGTACTGTTAGAGGGGATTTCAAGAAAACAACCAGTTTTCTGAAGCGCATACAGAAGCTGGATTTCGCGAGTACTCTCGACAAATACGGAGAACGTGGGGTAAAAGCGCTTGCTGAAGCCACCCCGGTTCGATCCGGAAAAACTGCTGCGTCCTGGAGCTATGAGATCAAGAAAGGACGCAACGAAGTCAGCATATTCTGGACAAACTCCAACATCAACGACGGTGTTCCGATTGCCGTTATTCTGGAATACGGTCACGGAACCGGATGGGGAAGCTATGTTCAGGGCAGGCATTACATCTCGCCTGCAATTCGGCCGGTTTTTGACGAAATTGCCGAAGCCGCCTGGAAGGAGGTCGCAGGAAAGTAATGCCTAATGGAAACGTAGAAGAACGCATTGTAGAAATGCGAATAGACAACCAGAAGTTCGAATCGGGTGCCAAGCAGACCATATCGACTCTGGAAAAGTTGGAACGCGCACTTCATCTGAAAGGCGATACCAGCAGTCTGAACGAACTATCCGAATCCGTATCAAAGTTTGACGCAAGTCCGATGTCAAACAGCATTGAGAAGGTCCAGGCGACTTTCTCAGCCCTTGAGGTTGCCGGTCTTCGCGTGATTCAGAATCTGACGGATAGTGTGTATAATTTTGCCACGCGAACCGTAAAAGGATTAACTATCGATCAAGTTACCGAGGGTTATAGCAAATACGAGGAAAAAACGGCGGCAGTTCAGACGATTATGAACTCTACCGGAAAATCCATTGAAGAAGTAAATCAGTATCTCGACGAACTGATGTGGTTCTCGGATGAAACCAGTTTTTCATTTACTGAAATGACTTCGGCTCTTGGCAATATGACCTCTACCGGAGCCGATATCGAAAAAGTAATTCCGATGATTATGGGTATGGGCAACGCTGTTGCTTATGCCGGTAAAAGTGGCGCAGAATTCGTTAGAACGATTCGAAATCTAAACCAGTCTTATAGCTCCGGGTTTTTAAATCTTAGGGACTGGCAGAGTTTACAGATTGCTGGTACGAACTCGGAAGCTTTGACCGATGTTATTATCAAGATTGGCGAAGCGATGGGCAAAATCAAAGAGGGCGAGGTAACGCTCAGTAACTTCTCAGAAAGCCTGAAAGACAAATGGGCTGACAAGGAAGTTATGGAGCGAGCTTTCGGATATTTTGCCGAAATGTCTGTAAAAGCAAAAGAACTGATCGATGCTGGTCAGTTCGATAATGCGTCAGATGCGTATGCGTTCTTAGCAGAACAGTTTGATGACGTACAGGCAAAAGCGGCGCTGGCAGCTCAGCAGGCCAAATCGTTCGCCGAAGTAATCGATGCAACTAAGGACGCTGTCAGCACTGGATGGATGGTCACCTTTGAGCATCTGTTCGGTAACTATGAAGTAGCAACAGAATTCTGGACTGATGTTGTCGATGAATTCTGGAAGATCTTTGCTTCAAGTGGCGACAAGCGTAATTCAATACTCGAAGTTGCATTTGGCGGCTCTGACACAGCCGAAGAATTAGAAGAAGCTGTCAGCGGTTGGGGAAAACTGGAGAAAAAAGTCAAGGCCAGCGGGCATACGATGGAGCAGTTTGAGTCCGCATACGAAAAAGTAGTATCTTCTACTAATAATGCGAATCTTATGACGCTGGTCGATCGGTATGGCAGCATTGAAAATGCTTTCAAGTCCGGCGCTATCACAGCCGATTTGTTTAAACAGATTCTGGCAGAACTCAACGGGATGACTGCTGAAACGGCTGATAATGTTGAGGTCGGAGCTGAGCAGATGACAACGTCTCTTGATGAGCTGCGTCGAGTTTCTTTAGAGGTTCTTCGCGGCGATCATGGAAACGGACAGGAACGTATTGATTGGCTTGAAGCGAATGGCTATGACCCGGAATTGATTCAGGCCATGGCCGGAAATTTAAGCAACTTCCATAAGATGTTCGGCAGCTATGATATGAGTGACGATCAGCTGCTCGCCGCCATGGAAGTCTATTATCAGTACATGGGTCTTGCGGAACGACTTGGAGCAAGTTCCTTTGCTGATTATATAGCGTCTGGAACTGCTTCGGTTAACAGCGAAGTATCGGAAACTGTAGATTTGCTTGAGGACTCCGATGAACTTCTTAACGAAATTCAAAATGGAATCGAAAAGGTCTATAAAGCAGAAGATGAACTTTCAGGTGGAGAAGCATTTCGTGGCGGTTTATTAAATCTGCTTGGCGGATTGCGATCGTTTGTCGAAATGTTCAACGGAAAAGACGGAGTTGGCGGCGCTATTGAGAACGTATTCGGGACGGCTGAGGAACGCGGTCTGAGACTTCGGCACATCCTGAATGTATTCTATCGTTTTACAGAGCATATTCAGTTGAGCGATGATGCGATGCAAGGACTCCAAAAGATTACCGAGTCCGTTCTTCGTGTTGTAAAGATTTTTGGGACGGCCGGTGGCGGCGCGATGAAAGTATTTACAACAGCGATTATGACAGCAAAAGATATCATCGATGACATTCTTGGATTGATTGGCCGTGGCGAATTCTCCGTTGGAGAAGCGCTTGACAAGATTAACGAGCGTGTTAAAGGGCTTATTCCTTCCATGGACGACATGAAAGGATCCTTTGATAAGATCATTAATAAGCTTAAAAGTTCTCTACCAACCGAGGAAAAACTTCTCGGTTTTATGCGTAGTGTTCGAGACACAGCGAAAAATAGTTATACATCAATTAAGAATTGGTTTTCAGCTCTTACGTTTGAGGATATTAAGAGTGCATTACCTCAGATGGATCGGCTAAAAGAAATTTACCACAGTATCACAGATTATATATGGACAAATTATCCGACGATTGCGGCATGGCTTCATGACCTGAAAGAGACTTCAGTTCTTGGAGCTGCCTTTGACAGATTTACAAATTTCTTTAAGGGCGCCGGAGAATGGGTTCAGAATCTCGATATCAGCACAGAAAATTTGAACGAAACATTCTCCAAGTTTTCTGAAATCATTTCTACAATTTTTGGCGGACTGTTTGGGGATCCTGAAGAGTTCCGTCAGAAGGTGGATGATTTCTTTACAACAGTCTGGCAGGGACTTAAGGATTCTTTAAAATCGCTCACGTTCAGTGATGTGCTTGACGCATTCCGAACAGCCGGTCTTGGTATTTTAGTTGCGGAGATTGCTCAGGTTGTTGATTCTTTTAGAAAGATTGAGAAAGAAATTGAGGGTGTTCCTCAAGCGATTTCCAAGATGTTCAGTAGTGCCGGTGATGCGTTTGAGGGCTTGAAGAAATCATTTAAAGCGACAGCATATTTGCAGATGGCTGCTGCTATCGGGATTCTTGCGGGTTCAATGTGGCTGCTGAGTAAGATACCTGAAGATAAATTGACGCATGTTGCATCGGTAATGGTAATTCTTGCTCTGGCTTTTAATAAGCTTTCGCAGAATCTTGCCGGTGATAAAATGCTTGGTTCCAATAACTCGAAGACCATTATTAATGTAATACCAAAACTTGCTGCAACGCTGGTTTCTCTTGGTATTGCGGCGGCCGGCATTGCGTTTGCAGTCGCAAAACTGGCGGCGATTCCGGCTGATGCAATGAAGCGAGCATCGTTAGCCGTTGCGGGTCTTGTTGGACTAATGTCGTTATTGACTTTCATGTTCTCGTTTATGGACAAAGCCAAATGGGGCAATAGTTCAGGAGGATTATTAAGGGCAGCGGCTGTTATTGTGGCATTGGCAGTTGGCATTCGTCTGCTTGTGAAACCGATTCAGGAACTTGCAAAGATTCAGATGTCCGAAGCGTCGTTGAAGGGCATTATCGGCGCTGTTGCTGCGATTATGGCCATAATGACAGTTATGACGATGCTGCTGTCGCTCACGGATATCAGCGGTAAATTCGGTGAAAAAGAACTGAAAAACAGTTCATCCGGTTTGCTGAAAGCGGCTGGCTCCATGATTCTGATGGTTGTTGCGCTTCGGATGCTCATTAAACCAATTAAGCAGATTGCCGATATTCAGACATCTGAACGGTCTCTTAAGAGAGCGCTTGTTGCTATTACGGCAATTTTGGCTGGTCTGTCGGCTTTTGCGGTTGGCTTGTCGTTCATCAAGGGCGGGAATGCCTTGAAGGCGGCAGGAGCCATGGCAATCATGGCGTTGGCAATTAATTTGCTGATGCCCGCAATTCTGGTATTCACAGGCGCTATGGTTGGGTTGGCCACTCAGGTTCCTTGGGAACAGTTTACCAAACGTTTCGATGCGCTTTATAAAGCTCTTGCTCCATTGGGCGGCCTGGCAATTGTCATGATGGGCTTTGGTTTGGCGGCAGTATTTATTGGTGTTGGCATTGCTGCACTTGGCGTTGGAATGTTGGCCGGTGCAGGATCAGTGCTGATATTCTCCATTGCGCTGTTTGTTCTGACGAAAGCTTTTAAAGCGATTTCAGATGCATTTCCTTCGATCATCGAAGGCTTTGACAAGGTTGGAGCGCTTTGGGCTGATCCAGAGTCCAGAAAGCAGATTCTACTCGGAGCCGGGGCTTTTGTAGCTTTGGCATTGGCGTTGGGCCTGCTTGGATGGTCGTTTGGAAAGATATTTGGCGGTGGAACATTCGGAAAGAAATTTTCTAGTTTTACAAGTTCGCTCGTCATCGGTATTGGCAATCTTGTATCCAAAATGGGAAGCAAGGTGCTGGAGGAAGCGCCGAAATTGCTGAATATTCTCGGGGCGTTGCTGATTATGGCCGGCTTGACCATTGTCGGCATTCTCCCGGATCTGACAGAAATTATTGTTAACGCGCTGATCACTTTATTTAATTCCGTAGCCGACAGCTTCGAGGCACATAAGGAAGAGATTGTTGAGAGTGTTACAAGGCTTGTTAGAACATTTCTCGATGTTTTTGCAAGCGTCATTACAAGTCTGTTCAGTAAAGATTTTATCAGCGATCTCAGCGTTGTTGAAAAAGCATTGTTCGCCCTGACGACAATTAAAGTTGGTTCAGATCTTCTCGGGATTGCGACGCCGTTCAGTAAACTGAAAGACGTTCTTGGCGGAAGTGAAGGACTAACGGCTGTGATCGGTAAAGCGAAAGACGCTATTCCAGAATTGATTGAAGCATGCGGCGGTCTATCCGTTCTCGGCCCGATTGTAGCAGCTCTTGCAGCCGCATTTATTTATGCGAACGAAAACATCAATAGTCAGCAGCAGATTCTGAAAGAACAGGCGTTTAACGGCGCAGAAGAGACGGTTGAAGGCTACGAAGAGGCTATTGCGAGACTTAAGAATGATATTGCAATGCTTCAGGAACAGGAAGATAGCGGCTGGGGAACTGCCATGTCATCCCAGGAGCTCCAGGCAAAACAAGTGCTTCTCAGTAATCTGACAGCCGAGTATGAAGCTTTAAAACAGAAGACAGAGGAAGCCGCGACCGCCGAAGCTCAGTATGTCGCAGAATCCGCCCGTTCCAGACCGACCGATCAGTACGCAACGCAGAAAGCAGATGCTCAGGAAGCTGCTGCTACGGTTACGGCCGCTGCAGACAACGCAAAAGCAGCTCTTGAAACAAGCGTTGGCGAAATGGAAGCCACTGCGGAAGCTGGCGGCGGCAACATGATAACCAAAATGGCAAGCGAGGCATCGTCCTTTGCAAACAGCACACTGTATCCTGCGCTCGGCAACATGAGCACAAGTGTCGGCGGAACGTTCAACGGTATTCCTGAAGTTTCGCAAACAGATGGCTATAATTTTATTGCCGGTCTGGATAACGGCATGGCCGAATATTGGAATAGCGGGGCGTTACAGTCAACTGTAACTACGATTTCGTCGTATGTAACTGGTGCGTTTCAGTCAAACTGGAATGAACATTCTCCGTCGAGAGTCGCTATGGAATTGGGCTCTTATTTTATGGAGGGTCTTACAATCGGATTCTCTGATGGATCTGATTCTACAATTACTGAAGTCGTTGGTTTCAGTTCACTGCTTGTCGATGCTATTTCCTCCGCCATGGCCCAGGTTGGTCTGATCGCATCTGACGATTTCTCCATCAGTCCCACTATCACTCCCGTTGTTGACATGAGTAACATCAATGCGGCATCGGGCATGCTTGGTAATGCGTTCGGCGGGCAGTACGGCGTATCGGCACAGCTCAGCAATTCCATTAATTCCAGACTCAGCGACGTTGAGCGTCTGGCAGCTTCCATGGGGAACCAGCAGACGATCAACAATGGCGATGTCTTTAACTTTAACATCTATGCTGCGGAAGGTCAGGACGAAGAAGCAATTGCTGACGCCGTCATGAACCGGATGCAGACGCGAATGGTAAGAAGAGGAGCGGCCTTTGGAGCTTAATCTGAAGGCTGCTTCTTTTTACACGAAAAATTCAAAATGGAACTAAAAACAGGGAGGTGCTCGCCGGATGATTATCTGGGCCGGTACCAGTAATAAAGACGTTGGGATGATCATTGAGCACTATCCCAGCATTATATTTCCTCAGAGGAACCAGGAGGTACTTCAGATTCCGGGTCGAAACGGGGCGATTGTGCTTCCATATGGGGCCTTTCAGAACTATGAACAATCCTATCAGGCGTTTCTGGATGCCAAGTATAAAGGCGGACTGGAACAGGCGATGCCGAGAGTTGCGGACTGGCTGCTCGGAAACGAGGGCTATCACAAGCTCGAGGATTCATATTTTCCGGATACTTATCGTATGGCATACTACAGCGGCGGTGCGGAATTTGTCAGTATTTTCAATGAATACGGCGAAGGAACTCTGACATTTAACTGTGCGCCGGAACGTTACTTTAAAAAAGGCGACAAGGAAATCGTACTTACAAAAGGACAGACGCTTCGAAACATGTCATCCTTTGACGCGATGCCGCTGATTACGGTAACTGGCTCTGGGCAGGGTGTTCTGACGTTCAATAGCAGTAACGTAACCATAACGAATATCGGAACGTCCGTCACGATCGATGTAAAGCTGCATCGGGCTTACAACGGCTCAACCAACCGCAGTAACACGATCTCCGGACAGTACGAAAACCTCAAACTTGGAAAAGAAACCACAATTACCTGGTCCGGCGGTATTACCGGCGTCACGATTACTCCGAGGTGGTGGACGATATGATACCGATTTTATTTGAGTATAATGCGACCGACTTCACCACGCACGGCATCGGAGATCTGATCGACGCCACTGCCTGTGAAACAGAGCTGAATGATGAGGGCGAATACGAACTGAGTCTCGTTTATCCGATCTCGGGCCCTCTCATCAATGAACTGACCATCGGACGGATTATCTACGTGAAAGCGAATCCGTGGCAGAGCAACCAGCAATTTCGCATCTACGGTTACGAAAAGGAAATTGGTGGGAAGCTCACGGTAAATGCCCAGCACATCAGCTACGATCTGGCGAATCTCCCGGCAAAGAAGTTCAAATCGTCGACCTCTGCGACCTGCAACACGGTTCTGTCAAATCTGAAGACGAATATGATGGATATTTCCGGTTTATCGAAATCGAAATTTACGTTTTATTCGAACGTCTCCGGAACGGCTCAGACACAAGACGGATATTATGAGCTGGATACTCCGTCATCGGCAAGAGCAGCAATTCTGGACGGCGATGATTCCATTAAAGGTGTGTTCGGCGGGGATCTGGTACTGGATAATTACAGCATCAGTCTTCTTGCGACCGGAGGAGCCGACAGGGGAGTCTATATTGATTACGGCGTTGACCTCATTGACCTGAATCAGGAAGAGAACATTTCCGAAATGGTCACCGGCGTTCTCCCGTATTTTCGTTATACACAGGAAAACACGGACGACGAACTGGTGACTTACGGATCGATTCAGTATGCTTCCGGAACGTTCAGAAACCATAAAGTCTCGCCCCTCGATCTGACCGAATATTTTCCGAATCAGGCAGAACACACTTCTCCGACTGCTGCTCAATTAAACAGTAAAGCGCAGCAGTGGATCGCAGCTGAACCGAACTTTGGCGAACCCGAAGTGAACCTGACGCTCAATTACGCTCAACTCGGGCAGGATGTGAGACTCCACGATGCAGTAACTGTGCGATTTATCAAAATGGGAATCGATGTCAAGGCGAAAGTCACATCCTATAAGTATGACGTGCTAAACGAAAGACCCAAGGAAGTTCAGGTCGGAAAGACGAAAAAGAGCGTTCTCTTCAGTCTGGAAGATGCATCGAGGCTCCGTAAAGGTCTTCTCCCGCCTGCTCGAATCAAAGATAAATCCCTGACATCCGACAAGTATGCCGACAGCAGCGTTGGATCGGCGGCTATTGGGACCGGATCAGTCGGAAGCAGCAAGATTGCCGGTGGAGCTGTAACGAACTCGAAAGTGGCCGATAATGCCATAGACACAAAGAACATTGTCGACAGTGCGATTAAGTATAATAAAATTGCAGACAAAGCGGTTATAGAAGGAAAACTTAATGACGCGGCAGTCAGTGAACGAACCATTGTCAGCGCCGCGGTATCCTATGCGAAACTTGCCGGCGGATCTGTGGATACGGATAAGTTTACGAGTTCTATGCAGGTCACATGGTCTGATATTTTGGCGGCTCAAGCTATATTTGCCGGAGTTATTTATGCTGAAGGTTCTGTAAGTTGTAACATGCTGGTGCTCCGAGGAACATCATGCGGCCTTGGCCAGATATTGGATGGTGCCGGTGGAACTCGTACGGTTGTTATGCCGATTTGGGATTAATATGGAGGAAATGATTTTACATGAAACTTGTTTTAAACGGCGGTAGAGAACTTGATGTTTATCGCGTAATCAAAGGCGGTTTAATGGATTACCTCCATATTTACATCAATAATCTGAAACCCGCAGAAATCTATGAGATTTTTGATAATAACCCCGAAGAAACCGAGGTTATTACAGTATATGAAGAGAAAAACGGTGAGACAATTACTCATGTTTACAGATCATATACGGAACTTTATAGTGTCCAGAAACCGTTCATGTCGAGTCCGGAAGGAACGTGGATGGTCTGGCTCCAGCATCCAATGGAGGTGATCTAACATGGCTATTCAATCAATCACCGAAATTAACCTTGACATCAATCAGCCATTTATCGAGGTTGTTCACGCAAAACAGTACGATACGGCGAGGCAGGTCAAGGCGCACTTGTTTTATAACGGCGTGAAATGGAGGGTTCCGACGACACGATATACAGCAGTCGTGGCGTTTAAAAAGTCTGACAGGATTGGCGGTTTCTATGACACTACCGAAGAGGGAATCACAGCCGTTTCTGTGGATTCTTCAGATCGCAGTATCATTACAATTCTTCTGGACAGAAACACGGTCACGACAGAAGGTCAGGTTTCTGTCGAGATTACATTTTACGATATCAGCGGGACCTACGTCGGAAGACTTAGTACCTTTTCGTTTTATTTAAACGTCGAAGGTGCAACACTTACCGAGCTGGATCTCGCTTCCAATCCATATTTTAACGTTCTGGCCAAGGATATCGCAGCCGTTCTGCAGGCAGAAGAGAATCTGACGGGTGTTACAGCGTCCGCTACTGGTTTGGCGGCAGGTGCATCTCCAACTGTAACAGTAACCGGAGGCGTTGAAGAGGGAAATCCGTATCACTTCGCATTCGGTATTCCCAAAGGCGACAAAGGAAACAGCATTACAGGAAACACAGTTACCTATGCTGTTAATACTGATGCAAATACCATACCGTCATCCGGCTGGGTTAGTAATATTACGTCTCTGACTATTCCGGACGGCGCCGTTGTGTGGACCAGGGTTGTTCAGGCGTTTTCCGAAACCTCGTCAACAACCTGGTATGCCAAAGCGGTTCAGGGATCTCCTGGACCTACCGGAATCGCTGTTCAGACGGCAGAACCTACAACAAACGTCAAAGCATGGATTAACCCAGACGAATATCAGATTATATCAATTCCGGATGCTAGTGAGTGTAATCCGATTCACTATACGAAGACGGTTACGGCACTTCCGTATACGATTACAGATTCCCGTATTACAACACAGATGCGCGTGATTAACTGCGTCTTCGGAACGCCTACCAATGTCGGCAGTGATATTTCCTGGTCTACGGATACTGCAGGTCAACTGGTTTTGACTGGAACATTGAACGGATCCACAACAGTCGATATTGATCTGCAGGTATGCATTAGCTAAAGGAGAAATGAACATATGGCTAATGGAATAATAGAAAAAGTTATACCTAACAGCGGCACCGGCTATTGTAAAATGCCGGATGGGACATTGATTCAGTGGGGCTCAGTCGCTTGTACAAATCCTAGCGGCTCGGCGTCGACAATGTCTCAAGTTGCCGACAGCGGAATATATACCGGAACTGTAAGATTATCTTTTTCTGAAAATTTTATTAATACTTCGTATATGGTTACTGGATGTTCTAAATATGACTCCGGATATGAATTTCCTTATGGCGTAAATACAAAAACAGCAGCAAATGTCATTCTAAGGCTTTACGATTTTTACGCCAGGCCGTTGAATGACGGAAAAATGGTAATACAGTATTTGGCAATTGGCCGCTGGAAGTAATTTTTTAATTCATAAACCGAGTCAAGCTCGGAAGTTCTCAATTACAAGCGGCCTCCTCATTCTTCGGAGACCACAGACAATTCAAAATAGAAGGGGAGTGACCCCATGGCATTACAACTCGCGACGGGTGTCATGAAGTATCGGTCGAGTTCCAGTGATTCCTGGCATCCGATTATCATGACAGCAATCCCGGAGAGCGGCGCGCTTCTCTGCAACAGAGCACAGACATGGACATCAGCTCAGCTGGATCAGTACTGGGAGAATCTGGGCTTTACCAACGACAGAGAATCGTCACTCGCAAATCTCAATTATGAGACAGTGACATAATTGTACAGGAGGAATTATTCATGTACAGAATTGAAGATATGTACTTTGGCGGTCAGCTGAAGTACGGGCCGAGAACCATCAGTGGCGTCATTCCCGTAGACATTACCGTGGAACAGGAGCAGACACTCCGGAATGCTAAGTTGCTTGAAGTTCTCGATCAGGACGAAAAAGTAATCGGATCTTATTCTCTGGTTTCCTGGCTCGCTGAGGAAGTTGTTCCTGGCGGCCTGAAGTTTACATGGCAGACCTATCTCGATGCCGATGTTAAGGAAATCCGCGATCTCGTTGATGAACACACCGAGACGCTGGAGGGCAATACGGTTGAGCTCAGCGACATTCTCGTTGCAATTACGGAGCTTGGCGATCTTCTGGCGGAACTGCTGCCGGAGCCCGATCCTGAACCTACATCTGAAGAAGAAACCGATCCTGTAGAAGGAGGGGCTGAATAATGGGCGCTATTTACGGAAGGCGAATCAGAGCCGGTGAAATTACAATTGACAACGTTCCGAAACTCTGGAAGGCTGCTACCCTCAAATGGCTGAAAGAGCATCCTGAAACCGAGGAGGGCTGAGTCGCGATATGGCAGACATACAGATTAAAGACGGTACTACAAATATTTTTCCGTTGACTTCAAGAAATGTTATTTATCTGGAAAAAACGGGAACAGTAACATTCAGCTTGGCTCCAGAAGGCTCCGCGGATGTGTATCAATCTGGGTATGCTGTCGGTCCGGAAACTCCAGATGGATATGTATGGGTTGTTAGCGGCGCAAGAGCAAATGGTAACCCGGGCGTTGTAGCTGTTGGACTTAACAATTATTTCGTTCATAACACAACCCCGTATACGTTAAATAATCTTACGGCAACGATCTGGGCGATCGCGGTAAAGCAGCCAACTTAAATTCAAAATAGAAGGGAGTGACCAGTCATGAGTTACTACCAGACTATTTACAATCGGTTAAGAGTCGCTGGCCTTACTGAGGCTGGCGCTCTTGGCTGTTTGGGGAACTGGGAATGTGAGAGCAACTGTGAGCCTGGACGGGTTCAGGGTGACTTCTCATCTTTCCGGTCCATTTCCAAAGCATATGTCCAGAGCATTACGACCTTTGCTCTTTCCCGAGAAGCTTTTGCGAGAGATCAAAAGGGATTCGGACTTGCTCAGTGGACATATTACACGAGAAAACAGGAACTCTATGATTACTGGAGATCCTCAAATCTCCCGATCGATTCGGTGGATCTTCAGGTGGCGTTCGCGCTTAAGGAATTCCAGAGGGATTTCTCGGCAGATCTTGCTATCCTGAAGAAAACCAACGATATTTATGAAGCGTGCGATATTGTATGCGTAAGATTTGAAAATCCGCTGCATCACAACGTCGACGCCCGCTTCAGAGCCGCAACAAAGATCAAGTATGAAATTGACTTAAATGGCTTTACGGCGCCTATTTACAACAACGTAGAGCCAGTTACGCAGAAACCATCTGAGCCAGCGATTATTACAAAGCCAGATGATGGCTGGGAAAAGATTCCGGCTGCTCCATACTGGCCTCCGAGAGGCATGAAGGGCGGACGGGACGATCCGGGTCTCTGCAAGGGAATGAACGGCTATGATGTTATGGTGGTTCAGTCAATTCTCAAATCACGCGGTTATGCGGTAACAACAATCAACGGTGATTTCGGGACCTATCTCGAATCCATCGTCAAATTATTCCAGGAGAACTTTGGTCTGACGGCTGACGGTATTATCGGCCCGATGACGTGGAAGGCACTCCTGGAATTTTAATTTCTGAACGAACGTGGACGGCGCGCTTTATCCCTTAGTAGACCTGCCTCCATGATTTGGAGGGGGCTTTTTCCAGAGCAGGAGTCACGAGGCGAGAGCCAGTGTAAAATCTCCTGCTCGCAATTAAAATTCAAAATCCGAGACGAGCTCAGCAAAAGAATCTATAATTCAAAATCCGAGACGAGCTCGGGATTTCTTATTTCAAGCCTCCCTCCTGACGGATGAAGGCAAAATTCAAAATGGAAGGAGATGGATCTGAGTGATACGTGCGACGACACCAAAACACATGTTTGTTTTCGATACTGATCCTTCTGAATTTAAAACGATTCTGATCACCTACGCACAGGGCGATCAGATTATTCTCGAAAAACAGAAAAACGATCTGACCATTGAAGAACAGCAAAACGCCTGCATGGAAACAGAATATATCGCCTGGTTTCGGATGACGCAGGAAGAGACAAAGCTTTTTACGGCGACGCCCGGCAACAAAGTCACGGTTCAGATAAGAGTTCTGACCTATGAGGGCGAATCCCTGGCAAGCGAAAAGAAAACTTTAACTGTGCAGGACGTTCTGAACGATGAGGTGCTTACATGAGACTGAATGTTCGTATGGTAAGCGCCGATGAAAAATTGCCAATGCGTATGGCTGGATCTGACGATACGGTTTCTGTTAAATTCGGCGAGGTGCAGTCGATTACTGGCCCGAGCGATTATGACCGCCTTATTAATAAGCCGACAATTAATTCTGTTGTGCTGGAAGGCGCTCTGACAGCAACTGATCTGGGCCTTGCTTCTGTTTATTACGACACGAAAGAAGCCTGGAATGCTCAGCGTACCTTAATTGCTGAGAGATCCGCCGTCTATATTTATAGTAATTACGCAACGATCGATGACGGCAACGGAAATCTTATCGATGTTGCAGGACTGAAGATCGGCGACGGAACTTCCTATCTCATCGATATACCTTTTGTCGGAGATGCAACTACCGAAATGATCGTCATGCATGTCGCTAACACAGGAATTCACGTTACTCCGCAGGAAAAAGAGTTTTGGAATCATAAGGTCAGTTCATATATCGATCATACAGATCCCGAACTTCTGGTGCTGTCCAAGACCACCTACGAAAAAGACGGCGAGATCGTATCAATTTAAAGAGAGGTTGATGCTTTATGGCTGAAATTTCAAAAATTACCCTACTGAACGGCACTACCTACGACCTTAAGGATGCGCAGGCCCGTGCTGATATTGCGGACATTCAATCATCAATAGCCGGAGGCTTGAATTTCCTCGGTGAGACCACAACTGCACTCGCAGACAACACAACAACGAACCCGATTACCATTAACAGCGCAAGTGTTACAGCGAAGAAAGGCGACCTTGCTGTATACGGAAAGAAAGAATTTCTGTTCAACGGAACCAAGTGGATTGAGATGGGCGACCTGAGTCTGTTGAAGGCTCTTGCGTATAAAGATTCCGCTAGTGGAAGTTACACCCCTGTAGGAACGGTTTCGCAGCCGACATTCACTGGAAGCGAGACGACTTCAACTGGAACGTTTAAACCGTCTGGTAGTATTTGGCTTGACGCTGCATTAAATTCAGACAGTAGTCATTCGCTCCAAGTAATTACAAGTATGGGTACGAGTTCGTTTAGTGGAACTGCAGCAACGATTAAACCTAAAGTTACCGCTTCTGGAAATGTTGCTATTTCTACGGGAGATGGGATTGCAAATTATACGCCTGCTGGAACTGTTGCCGCACCAACGATTTCCGTAAAGACAGCCGGAACTACAACGACCGTGAACTCGATTACGGCAGTTGGTACGCTTCCAAGCCTTACCACGACAGTTGCCAACGAAGTTCTGACCATTGGATTTGATGCAGGTGCACTTCCAACAAAGGGGGCAAATACAACGGTTAAGACGGGCGATGCTGCTTATCAGGCGACTGCTCCGGTATTTACAGGAACCGGCGTTGACCTTGAAGCTACATTTACCGGTACAGAAGTTGAAGGCTCTGCGAGTTATACCCCGGCGGGAACCGTTACTGTGCGCGGTAATCAACATTTTATTGGCGCAACATTTACAGGATCCAACGGGACTGTTTCCGTCACAGGAACTCCAACAGGCACGGTTTCTCAGCCGACATTCACAGGTACTGCTGGTACTGTCACTGTTACCTGATAAGGAGGTGTTAGCCAATGGCTGATATCTCTAAGATTACAACGCTGGATGGCACTACTTATAATATAAAAGACACAACGGCTCGATCCTCGATTCCATCTGCTGCGACTGCAACTCCACTTGTTGACGGAACTGCCGCCGTTGGATCTTCTGCGAAATATGCGAGAGAAGATCACAGGCATCCGAGTGATACAAGTCGTGTTGCAAAGTCCGGAGACACCATGACCGGCACATTAAGCCTGCCATCAAACAAATACTATGAGTCAAATAGCGAATCAGGACTAAATCTTAATAACTCGGATATTATTGGTGTAAACGGCATATTTACAGCCGATAAAGCCGACAGCGCCGGGGAAGGTATTAATTTTTATCGCGACGCAACACATTGGGACTCGTTCTATTTGAAGGATGGCAAAGCTTATATTGTTCCGAATAGGCCAAAAGGCAGCGCTGCTGGAACAGAAGGCGAGAAATTATTATATTCTATTCCAAAATATGAGGCTGGTTCAACAACTGACATTAGCATGCGTCCTCTTGTTGATAGAACTCGCGCTAATCGTTTAGCGTTTCTGCCTGCCGATCAAATAATTATTGAACAAACCGTAGACGGCGGTACGACATGGACGGATGCCGGATATACAGACCTTCAGAAAAGGTATTTATTTGCCACTGACGGAGCAAGCATTAGCATACCGTTGTTGAATGGGGCAAAATCGACGCTATGTGGAATTCGAGTCACTATCACAGGAATGAAATATAACGTTCCAGACGGAACAGCGGAAACAGAAAAATACCAGTATTGGAATTCGGATTACGTTATAAGACAGGAACGCTATTTCAATGTTAGAGAATGGTGGTTCTGGTTAAGCGCAAACAGCGACACAATTAGATGCCAAATTGAAATGGTTTCTGGATCAACTTCAGAAAAATACAACACATGGGTAAACGTATTCGATACCGATTTCGGGATGACTGGCTGGAGCGGTTCAGACTGGATAAGAGCTGGCGGTGGCACTACATTTGGCGGCGGAACAACACAAACTGGAAATTGTTGGAACTGGCGACTGATGTTTTGGTCGAGAATGTCGGATGGTAAAACATCATTTCAGTCTACAACAAAACAAACCATAAATGGCATTCGCTGTTATGGAGATAATGTATGGGGCGCTCCAAACACATTGATGCAGAAAGACCATTTATATTATTGGGATATAGATATGCATGCAACGTTTCCTGCTGCTGTTAAAGCTCCGAATGGTGGATTTTATGGCGATTTAACAGGAACTGTTAGTGGCCATTCTATTGCTTCTGATGTACCAGCGAATGCAAAATTCACAGATACCACATACACCGCCAACACAATGAAACTTGTGACGACAACCGTTCCGAATGTAACATCTGTCGGTTCTGCTCCGACTCTTGGTACGGCAATCGCAGCTGATGATATTACGGCATGGAACGCCGGGTCAGTACCTACGCTTGGGACAGCGATTGACGCAGACGATATTACCGAATGGACGACAAATACGCCAACTACCGCATCTGTTTCCAAAGGTGTGTTGACGATAACTGCTGGCTCAGCTGCGTCATTGAGCTATACTGCGCGATCGATTCCGAATGTAACATCTGTTGGAACGGCTCCATCTTTGAGTTATACCGCACGATCGATTCCAAATGTAACGTCAGTTGGTTCTGCCCCGACACTTGGCACGGCTATTACAGTTGCAACCGGTTCAACAGCATCAAATGGCGGAGGGGCCACTGTCGCCACGGGAATCACAGCAAGCTAAGGAGGTGTGGAGTCTTTGAGTTATATTGGTAATGTTAAAGTCGCAGGGACTACACACCTCGTCGGCTCGACTCTCTATGGGACATGTGCAACGGCTTCTGCTACTGCTGAAAAAGCTGTTATATGTGTAAACTTTGATCAGCTTATAACCGGCGTTACTATTCACGTGAAGTTTTCGATGTCAAATGCGGCTTTACACCCCACGTTGAATGTAAACAATACAGGCGCAAAAGCAATATATTGCGCCAACGGATATCCTGCTGGAGATTCATCGTCGACAAGCTGGCGGTCAGGCGCCGTTGTATCGTTCACTTATGATGGAACATATTGGATGATGAACGACTGGCTGAATGACGACACGAAGTATTTTGCGGCAACAACAGCTCCAGGCAATGTAGCTTCAACAAGTGTTGTCGGAACTAGTACATACTACGCAAGGCAGGACCACACGCATGGGATTGACTTGGCGACAGGCGATAATAACGGACAAGTCAAGATTGCCGGAATTAATGTTTCTG